CCTGAAGACCAGATCACCCGCAACATTAAACAATTCAGGATTGCCTGTCATAAGTGGCATCATGCTTTCAACGGCTTGTTGGCGCTTGGTTTGAAAGCCTGGGCCTGTGTCCATCACCACATCGTATTCACCAACGGTCACATCGTTCAGGACTTCGCCGATCTCGTTTTGCTCGTTAATAGTGGTCATGTCAGGCTGACCATCCGACCCAATAATTCGCATTACCCGTTGGGTGTCGTAAATCTTAGGAATTAAGTCCAAGATGATTTTGCCCGTATGCCTGATTGAACGGGTCAAATTGTCGTAGTAATGGAAGTTTGACAGGTCAACTTGATTCTGTTGGCCTTGTAATGCTTTGCCTGAGATGTTTCCGCTTGGCAGCTGGTTAGGGTCAAGCACACCCAAAACCATCTGCAAGTCTGCTGAAATAGCGCCAGCGGCTTCCATGATGCCCATTGGTGGCGGCTCTGGCTGTAGTCGCACAGGTGCTGGTGCCGGTACGCCCTCAATATCTTTCTGTTTGTATCGCAGTACAGGGCTTGACTTGATGTTGGCTTGCGCCCATTCGTTTTCGTGACCCTCGTCTTGGCCTTCAGCAAGCAACCATTTGGCCTTTGGAGCCAAGGCAACACTTTCGGTCATGCTGGTGCGCCAGAAGTTGTACATCCGTTGCGGGTCTTTGGCAAACCGCACCAAACCATATTTCTTGCGCTTATCGTCAATGATCACTTGAGCGCCATAACAAGGCACAACGGGAATGTATTTACCCGCCATTGTTTTTTCTTCAAGAATCTCCAGCGAGGTGCATTTCATCCATTTGACTACCTTGCGGAAGCTGTCACGGTCATCCACTATTGTCAGACCTGATGCTTCTACACGGGCAAAAAAGTTGTCTGAATCGGCAAAGCCTGAAGTGCCATCACTCAACAAATACAGCTTGGCTCGCTCACGCTCAACATAGAAGTATTCTGCAACCCGAATGTCCTCTTTGGTGATCCATGCGGCTGTGTCATCACCAGTAGAGCGTTGCTGAAAATTAGCCCCATCGTCTGCGTCTGGGTAATATTCTTTAAAAATCTTCTTGTCCATTACCGTAGTGATTAGGCAGCGTTCTGCGTCTGAGCCATCAGGCAAGATGGAGTTAGGATCAAAATAAACCGTAAATGGGTTATCAATGGCATCGATGAAGATTTCCTGGTCAAAGGAATTCTCACTTACATACCGTGTGTTAACGCGCCAGTAACCCCATCCCATTCGAACTGCGTAGTCAAAGGCGGTGTCATAAGCTGTATCTGCATTGGAATTAACCTCAATGTGACGGGTGATCCCCTCAATCACTTGGGCAATCTTGTAGTCAGCCAAGTTATTAACAGGGTGGACTTTGATTCGGGGACGCTGCTGGCGTTGCTGGTTTGTCACTTGGCGAATGTAAGCATCAATCTTGTTGATCGTCAGGCATGGGCGCGATTCAAGGTTACGGGAGTTTTGAATCTCCACAGGCCATTGGTCACCAGCGGCAAACTTAATGTCGTTCAGGGCTTCAGCCCGATTTGTGGAGTCGGCATCGTTGACCAAGCGCCAGAATTTAATGGCATCGTTGATCTTGTCTTTGTTGCCTGTTTCGTCTTGGTAAGCCATGTTCAGCCCTTTATTTCGTGCGTCATTATCTCATCAGCCCATCCAATTGCCAACAGTGGCAATCTGCGTTGACTTTTTGCGCTTGGGCGGCTCTTTGATCATAAGGGCAATGTATCTGAATGCGTCTGCCCCGTGTGAATAGTGATCGTGTAACGGGTTTCGGCTGAACTGGCCTGTATCAGGGTCAACCTCATACCGATAGTGCCTCAAGCAAGCCAAGCCATCCGCAGTGTGTTCCCTATCAAAATAACAGGTCGGGAATATTGTCCTTGCGGCATTGATTGAGTCCAGCACTGGCACTCTAGGCATGATTCTGGTTTTGTAGCCTGCTGCCCTAACGATGTCATCAATTGTGCGACCAGCTGCTGCCAATGTCTTATTCTCCGCATCGTGCGGTAGCCAGATGGTGTCGTACACATAACCAAAGGTCTGCATCGTTGCCAGGTAATAGCTGATCGTTTTCTGGCTATCCTCAATGTACCGAATAAGCCTTGTTTCCATGCCAACAAATTGGAGGAACCAGATGGCTGTGCTGTCAGACCATCCTAAGTCGAAAATAGCGTGTACAGGCTTTGTAGCGTCATATGCGACACGGCAGATCCGCCCTTCCTTCTCCGCCTGCTGCATTTCCTTGGCAAAGATAGCCCCGTCTACAGTCTGTCTGCACAAGCCTTCCCAGACTTGGTTGTAGGCTTCCTCATCCCTGATCTTAAGGGAATCTTTTTCCAGTTTGAGGGTTTCAGGAAACCAAGGGTTGTCCGACCAGTTCACGTTCATGGTGATGCAGTCAGCTGGTGGGTTTGCTACAAACCGCTGATAAGTCTCATCTGTTTCCAACTCAGGGTTAAACGAAACCCATATCTCACTGCCCTCTTTACGAATGGTCGGGATAAGCACATTCCAACTAAGGCGGCTCACCGTTTGAGCCTCCTCCACCCAACAAATGTCCACGCCTTCATAAGACTTGACATTGGCAATGTTGTTTTTAAGGCCGACAAAGCTGAATTCTGTACCGTTCTTACCCTTGATGCTGGCTTGGGTTATCTCATAAAAGCCAAACAAGCTCAGTGCCTCTATCTGATCGCAAAGCAGCTTATGCACCGAATCTCGCATTGATGTCATGAATTCTCGAGCGCACAAGATACGCAACGGGCTTTTGGCGCCAAGGATTAAAAGCGCCCTGGCTATGCCCCAAGACTTAGCGCCGCCCCTGCCGCCATAAGCCACTTTGTAGCGGCTTTTCTTGAACAGACCTTCCAGCTTTACAGGGAATTCTGCCGTTGCAATAGCTTCTTGGACTTCACTCATTTGGCTTTACAAAGGTGACTTGGATGCCCTGTAAAGGCTCACCATCTGCGCCTGTAACCTCGGCCTTGACGGTTTCAGACCAACGCATTTGGGCCTTTGTCCACCAGATTAAGCTAGTTGTGTCGCCAGCTAATGCCTTAGAAAACAATGTTTTGGCTATTTGCCCGTTGGCTTTGGCTTTGCCTGTATCTAATTCGTGCCGATAGTGCTTCCGCAGCGTTTTATCGTCTATTCCAACCAAGATTCCTATTTGCTCATGCGGCAAGCCTAATCCGCTTGTGCTTTCAACAAGTTTTCTCATTTCGGCGGTTGGTTCGTGTTCTATCATTTTATTAAGGGGAAATGTTAGGGTAAATCCTAACAAAAAAAGTTAAAAAAGCCAATTTTTTTCCATTAGAGTCAGGTCATTCCTTAACAAGAGGTCTTTTATGCAAACTAAATTAAGCCAAGTCCAGCAAGCCTACCAAGCAGGCGATTTTAACAAAGCAATTCGCATTGCAGCCAAATTCCATGACCTTGGCACACAACGCAATGCAATCTTAGATGCCCACCTTGCAATCACTAACCCACGTTGGATGATTGGGCTTGGCAAAAATATTGAGCAAGCAATTGCAGCAGGTGTTGAAGCGTTACGCATCCGTTACAGCTTCTGATTCAAGCAAACCTAAATCCACTTCTACTTGCCCACAGGCTTTGGCTGCTTTTTTGCCATCGCCTTTAACAAAAACCAAAACGTTTTGGTGAGTTTTGCCTAGCTTGCGGCTTGCGCTAAATTGCTTTCCAGCCCTAATTGGCAGGCTTCCTACTGCGGTAATTAAAATGGCTTCATTGTAATATTCTAAGCCAGCGTCCTTAAAAGCCTGAATTGTATTTCCTACAAAATTATAATAATTGCCTTTTTTGTCCCGAACTTCGCCTACAACAAAACAAGCAAAGCGGTCATTCTTTAATAGACTGCACGTTTTTTTGATTATTTCGGCATACGCTTCCTGAAATTCTGTGTATGCCAAGGTGCTTAAATCCTTTGGATTGTCGCTATAAACCTCTAGATCGGCATACGGTGGGCAGCTAAATACAAAGTCGGCCTGTAAGTCGTTGCAAGTGTCTGTAATGTTCCTGCTGTCGCCGCATATCCACGCCGGGGGATGTTCATCATCGGCGCATATCTCGCTGGCCTGTGTTCGGTTTGCATTGACTTGTTCTTGCCGCAGTTCATGCCCGATGTACTGCCTGCCTAGCTTTGATGCCACTATGCCGCGAACGCTGCCACCGGCAAACGGGTCTAAGACTATGCCGCCAACCGGGGAAAACCAGATATACGCCAGTTCGCACAGAACAGGGTCAAAGATGCTAGTCCCTGAAACGCTTCTATCGGCACCATCATAGTTCGGCATTTCACCGAAGGCCAAACCTTTTTCAACAGAATCATGCTTTTTTATTTTATCTTTTGAATAAAAGTCTGATGGACCAGCGTGTCCCCATATTTCCCCCCCCCCTCCTGGACGTGGGTTTACTTTAGCCATTTGAGTGCTTTATGTTTTGCAGGCCAACAAGCCTTTTGCCGTTCTTGTATCCAGCGACCATTATGCTGCCACCGGGCGAAGCGAGTGCGCAACGCCGTAGTTGAGCGTCCCGTCTTTGTTCTTCGTTATCGAAGCCGAGTGCTGTGGCGTCCCCTTCATACTCCCCCCCCCCCCCGCCCTCCTTTTATTTTTTTGCAAGGGCAAACCAGGGCCTTTTTTGGTTTTGCCCCCCGCCCTCCCGGGCATTTAAAATCCTAAATGGGGGGTTTAAAAAACTATTAAAAA